AAAAATTATGGAGAACAAGAAAAGGTTATCGTTGAATTAGAAAAAATAGGAGGGTAAACAATGGATTTTAAAAAAACAATTATAATACAAAGAGTAATAATATTATTAGCATTTATAACATGTGTAACAGCAACATTATGTAATTATAGACAAGATTTAGAAATAGTTAGATTAGTAAAAGAAAATGAAAAGTTAAGTAAATGTATAGAATATCAAAAGTCTGTAATAGCAGATTTGGAAGAAAATTGTAGAGATTTATACATAAAAAATGAAAAATTGAAGGGAATAAATTAATATAAGGCTAGATTAATTCTAGCCTAGAAAGGAAAAATGATGGAAGAGATTAAAGAAGGAGAGTATGTGAGAACAAACAATAAAGGAATTAAAAGAATTGACAGAATAGACAACAATAAAACAGTGAATAAATATTTATATTTTACAGGAATAGAAGATTTTGAAGGAAAGGAATATAAGATAATTAAAACAACAGAAATAGTAAAACATAGCAAACAACTAATAGACTTAATAGAAGAAGGGGACTATGTAAATGGAGAATTAATAACAGATAAATGGGATACAAGAATATCAAGTATTAGAAGTAATTTTAGTTCAGAAGGCATAAAAACAATACTAACAAAAGAAAGTTATATGGCTAATTGCTATAAAGTAGGAGGAGAAGAATGTTAATATTACCAATAAAAAAACGATGGTTTGAAATGATAAAAAGTGGCGAGAAAAAGGAAGAATACAGAGAAATAAAGCCATATTATAAAACGAGATTTTATAATGCTATAAAAAAAGAATTAGATAAAGAAACATTTGCACAACAAGTAACGGCATTTATTTTGTATAACAATACTGTAATGTTAGATGTTATCTTTAGAAATGGTTATAGTAAAAATAGTCCACAAGTAAAGTGTAAATGTATATTTAAAGGAAAAGGTACAGGCAAGCCAGAATGGGGAGCAGAGCCTAATAAAGAATATTACATATTAGAAATATTAGAGATAGGAGGAGGAGAATAGATATGCTAAAAATAAACCCAGAAAAAGATGAAGAAGATTTATTTTGGGAAGAATTTATACAAGAGCAAGAAAGACTAAATAGAGAAGAAGAGATAATGAAAAATTTGGAGGAGTAAATAAGATATGAGTAATATAGAATATGTAGCTAAAAGAATTAAAGAGATATATAAAGAAGCAGAAACAAAAATTGAAGAACGTGAATGTGCGTATATGCTTACAGTTATTCTTAATAATAGAAAAGAAGAATTTATAATAAATAAATATTTTGAAAGCGTTGGAGCAGTAATAAATTATATTTGCAAAGAATTAGAGAGGAGTAAATAAAATATGTTTTTAGAACAAAAAGCGAGAGAAAAAATAAAGAAAATTGGCAAAGAAAAACTTGAAGAGGCATTTATTGAAACATACAAAGAAATAGCCAAGGAATTAGATAAAACATGGGAACACTACAAAGAATTTGAAAATAAAGATGTGATATATTTAGCAGAAACAGAGAAAACAAAACACGAATGTTATGAAAAAGTACTTATGATTTTTGAACAAAATTTAAATATAAGGAGTGATATATAGTGAAAACAGCTTGCCAAAATAGGAAAAATAATATTCTCATATCTAAATGATAGTAATCATCAAGTTATGGGGTTTGGTAACAAAGAACTACAAGCAATAAATAAAAAATGTCAAGAATGGGGGTGGATAAAATGAAAGTAAAAGATATTCCAAATGGAGCAATTTTATGGAACGGTTATAATATTTTAGGAATAAAAGGAAATACATTAGAAGCAAAATATGGAGATAAATATTATGATTATGACTGCATACAGGAAAGTGGAAATTTTATTGATTTTTCATTAATAAAAAGATAAAGGAAAGTGTTTTAAATGAAAAAACTAATACAAACAATAAAACTTAGAAGGCTAAAAACAGAAGTAAATAAGGAATGTATAGAAAAAATGTGTGAAGGCGACTATCTTGTTTGGTTTAAAGATAATAGTTGTAAAGAATGTTATACTAAAGATGATTTAATTAGACTACTAGAGAAAGACCACATAAAGCCAATAAGGTATATTTTTAATATGTCAGATAGAATTGTAGTAGATAGAGATATACATATAAATATCGAGGAGGTATTTTAAGTGAAAGAAAAAATAAAAAGAATAATAGAAAAAATTAAAGATATATTTAGTTTACATTGCCCTGAATGTGGTGGAAGAATGAAAAGTGAATTTTTAGATATGGAAATAGACCACATTGTATACAAGTGCAAAAAATGTGGAAAGGAATGGTTATAATGCAATTATTTGAAGATTTAATAAAATGCAAAGACTGTATGAATAATATAAACAATAAATGCTTTTTGTATCCAGGGAAAGATGTGAATGAAGAAGATACAGGTTGTTATGTAGGAATAGATAAATATAATAAACAAAAGATTGTAGGGGGAGTTTTAAGTGAAAGAAAATAGTATAAAAGATATAATCGAAGAAAAATATACAAGATACTTAAATTGTGAAACAGATATTATAGAATTAACACTAGAAGAAGCGAAATTCATCTTAGAAACGGGTGAACGAAGAAATTATGTAACAAGTATATTACAAGAGGCGGGCAAAGTACTTTTATCAGATTATAAAAGAGTATTAAAAGAGAATGAAGAATTAACAATAAGCAATAAAGAAATAGACAAAGAATGTAGTAGATTAGAGAAAAAAGAAGCTGAATTAATTAATGAAAATGAACATTATACAGATTTAATATATGCATTAAAAACTTATTATGACATTACAGAAGAAGATTTAGAAAAATGTATGAAAAATGATAGATGAGAGGTGAGGAATAAATGAACGAGGAAGAAAAGAAAGCTGTTTGTGAATTAAAAAATTATATTACTAAAAGGAAAAGAAGTTATACGAAATTAGATAGACACGACAAAGCTATAAATAATCTATTGAACCTTATAGTCAACCTACAAAAAGAAAATACAGAGTTTGAGAAACTTAGTAAAGATTGTAGTTATTCAGTAGATATAGTAAGAGAAAATACAAGATTAAGAAGACAGGTATTTGATTTAGAGCTAGAAAAAGAACAAAAAGGAGCAGACTACACAACAGTCTATTTAAAAGGTGTTTACGATGAGAAAGAAAGATGGGAGTTAAAAGTAAAAAGCAATATTAAAAAATATAGAAAATTAGCTGATGAAACCTATAAAATTTTTCGAGAATCGAATAGCAAAGACAGAGATTCGCATGATGCAGGGTTATATTTTGATGGGCATGTATCAGCCTTAGAAGAAATTATATGAAGGGAGGTAACAGAATGAATGAAAAAGAAGCACAAAAAGTATTAGATGAGCTACAAGGAGTAAGACCAGAAATGCTAAATAAAAAAGCCAAAAGACTATTTGAAGCAATTATGAAGATAGCAGATGAAAGAGATGAATTAAGAGAAACAGTTGAGCGACAAAACTTAGAGATAATATCGCAAAAACAAGTACATGATTACGATCTAAAAATGATTGACGATGTAAAAGGAAATGCAGTTAAATTATACAAAGAGCTAGAAGAAAGAGACCAGATAATAAATGCAATGGCAGAGTATATTTCAAAAAAAGAAATTCTTGTAGACAAGCATTGTTATGTACTTACTGCAGAAGCAGTAAAACAATGGTTTGAAAAACAAATAAAATAACGGAGGTAAATACATGTGTACTTTAATAGAAACTAGAATATTAAATGCACTAGAGAACAACAAATGTAGCTACGCAAATATGTGTAAATATTTTACAAAAGAAACATTAAGAGTAAATATATGCAGATTAAGGAAAAAAGGCTTTAAAATCAAACCTGTGGAAAATTGGGGGTATATTAAGGAGGAAAACGAATGACAATAGATTTTGAAAAGCATAGAATTAGTGCTGATGGAAAAAGAATTTACTTAACCAAAAGAGAAAGCAAAATTTTAGAACTATTGTATAGCAATAAAGACAAGGTAATAAAATATGATGAAATATCAGAAAAAATTTATGAGGTACCATTTGATAAATGTATTGCAAATAGTCTTAAGAATCAAATATGCAAATTAAAAAGAAAGATAGATAAATATATTACTATACAAAACATACAAGGGACAGGCTATTTAATAGAAGATGAAGGAATAACAGAAAATATAGAAGAAGAAAAAAGTAATGATTCATTTTCTTTTCGCAATGTAGAAAATATTTTGCCATTCTAGGAGGCTAATATGAATTTTAGAGAAACAATAAGAACAGGGGTAAAAACGTTTAAAGATAAAGAATTGTTCCTATATGGGCGTATAAGGGCAAGACATAAAGCAGTAGCATACTGCGTATTACATAAATGTTATTTAGAACCTAGAGACATAAAAGAAAAACAATGCAATAAGAAAAGATGTAAATACAAAGAGGAGGTATAGTAAGGAGTAGAGGAGAAATTCCAGAAAAAAGAAAAAAACAAGAAAAGCAAGAACAATTAGTAAAAGCTGGAGCAAATCAAATAATGGAAGAGTTCAAAAACAATTTACCAGAATATATGGAGTGTAGACTACAAGCACTAACACAAGAAATAAGTTTAAAGGAAGAAGTAAAAGGTTTAAGTAGCATTGAAATAAACGAACTATTAAGACCACATAATTTAATAGGGAGACAATTAAAATACACAGCAGAACAAATGCAAATAGTGTTTGATTATTATAGAGAGGCACTAGTAACAATTAATCAAAAATTCAAATATCCACCAACTAAAGAAAATTTCTGTGCATTCGCTGGCATATCGACTGTTACATATAATCAATATTTGATTTCTCCAGATGAAGCCAAACAAGAAGTAATGCTAATGATAGATGACTACATAAGAGAGAACATGCTAACATCAGCACAGTTAGGAGAAACCAAGGAAATAACAACAATATTTAGAGGAAAGACAGCACATGGGTTAGTAGAAGCTTCAGCTCCAATAGTTATAGAACATAAAAGTGAAACAGATATATCAAAAATAAATTCAATGATAGAAGCCATAAAGGCTGGAAAAAGTTTAAAGACAATAGAATTAAGTAAAAAAGATTATAAAGTAGAGGGAGAGTAAATATGTTAAAAGAATACCATAAAATAGAAACTCTTTTTGAAAGAGATGAAAAAACAAAAAAGTTAGTTGAAGGGAAATACAGAAATGAAGCAATAAAATATTTAAAAGATAATAAATGGCAATTTACTGAAAAAATAGATGGGACAAATATAAGAATATATTGGGATGGACACAAAGTAAGTTTTTTCGGAAGAACAGATAAAGCACAAATACCAGCAGAGCTAACAAACAGATTAATAGAATTATTTGGAGGGGAAACAAATGAGCAATTATTTGAGCAAAAGTTTGGAGAAACAGAAGTGATTTTATTCGGAGAAGGTTATGGAGAAAAAATACAAAATGGAGGATTATACAGAAAAGGACAAGATTTCATCTTGTTTGATGTGATGATAGCAGATAATTACCAATCAAGAGAAAGTGTAGAAGATATAGCAAAATACTTTGGGATAGACATAGTAGCAATAATACTAGAAGGAACACTACAAGAAGCAGTTAATTATGTAAAGAGTAAACCGAAGTCTAGTATAGGCATAGCAGATAGTGAAGGGGTAGTAGGTAGACCAGTTATAGAATTACAAGACAGGTGTGGAAAAAGAATCATAGTAAAGATTAAAGTAAGAGATTTTGATTAAGAAAACATTTGGAAAAAGATTTTGACTGGAAAAAGATTTCATATCAGAAAATTTTGACAAGGCACTGGAAAAAGATTTTAGGTTGAGTTTTTTTGAAGGTGCTTGCAAAAGATTTTGACTTTAATATTATTGCTAAAATAACAATAATACAGGAGTGAAAGGCGAAATATTTTACAAGATTTTACAAATATAAAGAAACGAAGTAAATCAACGAAAATATTGAAAAATTAAAGAAAAACGAGCCACGAGAATTGATTTTAAACTGTTTATTTTTACAATTAATATAACTTATCGTCTAGCATATAAAACGACTTAAAATAGCAATAAATGAACCGTAAAAGAAATACAAAAAAAGAAGCTTTTCATAGCTTCTTTTTAATTCATTGCACACCCTAATATCACTAAAAAGATTATAATTGCTAATATAATACAAGCAATGAAAGCAAATTTTATTAATAAGCCAATTAAAATACAAATAAAAACTATACTCATAACAATTTTAAATGCTGTTAAGTTGCTTATCTCTTCTTGTTTTTTAGATTCTTCTTTAATTTGTTGGAATTTAACATATTGTAAATGGTTCTTCCATTTATTGCAAACTTCCTTTAATGTTTTATCATAAATTTTATCGATATAGTCTTGTTGCGTAACAGTTTCTCCAAACATTTTTATATATTGGTTCCTTGTTTCTACATTGTAAAATTGAGTAGCTAGAATATTTAACTCTAATTCATTTTTAAGATTTGCTTTCTCAAAAACTCTATCGAACGAATTTTTAACATCATGGTAGCAAGCAATTTTCAAGTCTTTTTCATATTGCTTTCGCTCTTTTTCTTGTTCTTTTTTTTGTTCTATTTTTGCAATTTCTTTTAAATTTTCTTGCTCTTTTCGTTCTTTTGCTTTTTGTTTACTTTCCATAATATATAACCTTTCATTATAAGTCATAATATTTTACCTCCTTATTTTATCATTTTTTTAAAAATATTACAAGTAAAATCAACAGTTTGTAACTCTTTTTCTTTTTTCTCTGCTGTGTATTCTTCAATTTTCTTGTCTAAGTTTTCCAAAATATAGTTTATTTGGGCATCTGTTAATTTGTTATTTTTAGCTTGTGTAAAAATAAATGTGTTCATGCTTCTTTTTCCACTTAACTTATATTTTAAAAATGCAAGTCTAATAATCTCTAATATATCCATTTTTACCACTCCTATTTTTTAAAATTTACTTGACAAGTAAGAAATTTTATTATATTATTTATTTGTTGTTTAAGATGTAGCTTTCATAATTCATTTTTGTGATTGCTATATCATTATTTTTTGCATATTCTACAAAATGTGCGTATCTTTCTAATTTCGTATTGTTATAATTGCTCATAATTTGCATATATTTAATTGCTAAAATTAAAAATATTATTATTAAAATATTTCTTTTTATTTTTTTATAATTTAGTTTTATTTTCATTTTAAAAATTCCTTTCTTTTGTGATTTTTCTTACTTGTCAATCGCCCGTTTTAGGTCGCTAGCTCAACCTTTTATTTTATAGTTCTACAAATGCTAGTTTTGAAATTTTTGACAAAATTTTAATTCTGTTTTGTTTTGTATCTTCCAAAACCCAATTAAAATTTACTTTTCGATTGTTGTCTTGTGGGTTATATTTCCCCCAGCATTGCCCTTTTTCATCTGTTGCAAATACTTCAACGTGTACCCAGCTGTTTAAATTGTTGTTGATCCATTTTCTCTTTTTCCATTCTTTAGCAATGGAACTATTTCCATCACAATGCCCCAATTCAACTATTATTCTTTCATTTTTAGAATTTAATTCTTTAAATGTGTACCTTGTCCTTACTCCTTTATATGTCCCCATTTCTTCAATTTTTAATAAATGCACTTTTACCATAATAAAAACCACCTTTCTATTTTTCTTAAAAGGTGGTTGATTTTTTCTATATTTTATGCTATATTAAATATAGAAACACCTTTCGAGGTTTTCAGGAACTGATATAGTGTTGTAGTTTCTCAGGCTTTCACACTGTATCAGTTTTTTTTATTTTCATTCTATTAGTTATCTTATATAATCATATATTGTGTATGTGTTTTCCCCTGTTTCTTCGTTATAGTCTTCAGTGTAAAGAATATTATTCCTATTTTCTGTCCCATCCTCATACACCCAAATTTCTTGTAAATCTTCATGGAAAGGAATTGTATTAGGCTTTCCGACATAAGAATCTCCTTCAAACTCACATTTCACATTTTCTATATAATCATTAAACTCTTGTTGTGTTAAATTTTCCTCCACAATTAACATTTCCTCTGCTTCAAATTTTCTTGTTTCCATAATAAAAACCACCTTTCTAATTTATTTATATTACTACTAATTAAATTAATTTTTCATGTTTTCTAAATAGTCTAAGTATGCAGATATTGTCGTGTGTTCTTCATCTTCACTTTGCCCACTTAATCTAGCACTGTCTTGTAATGCTTCTAAAAGTTGCCAAGTGTATTTTAAACCAAGTGCTTGCATCCTCTCAAATTCTTCTTGTGTCATCATTTTTTCAAGTTGTTCTGCATCCATATTTAAAATTTCTTTAACTTTCATAATAAAAACCTCCTAGAGTGCCAACCATCTCGGTTTGGTCTTATCTCTTAACTTGTATATATTATATCATAGTATATAGATACTGTCAATACTTTTTTACAAGTTTTTTTAATTTTTTTTCAAATATTTTTCCATACTTTCTTTTAGCCAATCTGTAAATTTTATTTTGTTTTTTTCAAGCTTTTCATCGAACGGATTTGCGATAAAAAGCGGAATATAAGTATTGTATTGCCTGTGCGTTTTTAGTCTATTTTTTCGTTTTTCACTCGGCGTTAAAGCCATATTAAAACCCCCTTCCTTAATACTTCTATATTATACCATAGTATATAGACACTTGTCAACGCTTTTTGTTAAACTTTTATTTTTTATTTGCTATTTTTTTTTAATTCAGTATTTATTTGTTCTAGTACTGCTAAAATATCACAGAACAAATACATTATTGCAACAAATAAAATTCCGCTTATAACACCAGCAAACAAATAAATAATATTTTGCAAATAAATACTTAAAACCAACCCCGTGAATGCTTGCATTACTCCCAACACTGTAATGCGGTTTTTATTTTTAATATACATATTACAACACCCCTTTATTTTTAATTTGTTATTATTATATAGCATATTAAAATATATTACAACTTTTCTGTTTTTAGCTGTTTTTAATCTCTAAGGTGTAAAGGTACACAAAGTATGTAAAGTTATGTAACCTTACGCAGTTTTTATTTTTAGTCAAAAATACAACAATTATCTTTTACAAAAACACTTAAATTTGTGAAAACACAGCAATATCAAGCATTTACAGGAACGAAGGAGAGTTTGAAACTTTGCGCGTAACGCTAATTTTGTGCAATGTTTAAAATAAAAGGGTACCCTGCCCCTATAATTCAGACAGGTGTAGGTGTCAAGTTACCTCCTCAAAAATTCCCAGTTACTAAAAAGGTCTATTTTAGTAACCTTCGTGTAACCTTTCTCGAAAACATATTGACAAATGAATTATAATTGATAAAATATAGGTAAATATAATCTAGCTAGGTTATTGAGTAGGCAGTAGAATCTGTCTGCTTGATAACCATTTTTTTACCCCTAAATATTTGAATTATAGAAATAAGAGGACTGAAACTTGAAAAAATGAGTTTGAGACTTAGGGAGAGTAAGGAAATATAGAATTAGAACATATATCAAAAATGATATATGAAACGGGGTTATATATATCAAATTTGATATATGTTAGGAGAGATTTTATCAGGAACTATGTAGAACTTAATGAGGGAGATAGAATTTTAAGAAAAAAGTCAATAGATTATTTAAAAAATACAGATGAATTACAAAAAACGGAGATGTATGTAAAATTTTTTCTAAAATCAGCAAGCGTGTTGGCAAGAGAGAAGCTATCTTCAGCAGAAATGTCAGTATGCTTAGAAATGTTGCAGTGTATCAGGTACGATACTGGGTATTTAGCTTTTGACAATGGTATTAAATTGACTTTAGATGATATAAAAAGAAAATGCGACTTTGTTTCTGGCATAAGTGTTGCAAGAGCAGTAGAGGAATTAGTAAGCAAAAAGATATTTGCTAAGGTAAAAACAGGCAAAGAAAACAATTATTTGGTGAATCCATACATTTTTATGAGAGGTGCTAGGGTAAATAGGACTTTATCAAAGACATTTGAGTACAGTAGATGGGCTAGACTTTATAATTAAAGGAGATTTTATGGACAATGAAGAAGATTACATGGAATTATACAAATTATTAGCAAAACTTAAATTTAATCTTGTTAAGCAAAGCACACATTGTTTTGGCAATAAAAACATGGTTCAACACCTTGAAGAAGAAATATCAAAGATTGATAAGCTTTTATGTGATATTCCAATATTGATAAAAGGAGAATAATATGTACCAACCAAAAGGAAAAGAAACAAGCGAAGGGCTAATTCCACCAGATTGTAACAGCAGTGTATATTCTTATCAAGAAATTATATTCAAACAATTTGTTAAAAAAAATGATGAAGATACAAAAAGAGCATTAATAGACTATGCTAAGAAGTACGTAGAGACTAAAAACAAGCATGTTAGATTTCTATTTTTGGACCAAGACATAGCAGAAGAAATTATAAATTTAGGAATAAAAGAATATTTAAGGAGGAGAGAATGTTTAAAAAAATAGGAAATTTAATTGGAATAGCAACAGGAGGAACATTAGTAATATTGTTTATAATACTTGGCGTTATGTTTGGCTTGGCATTGTCAGGTTTAGTATTCTGGGGCATAGGAGCATTAATAGCATGGGCATTTAAAATAGGCTTTGTATGGACATACTGGCACGGATTATGCACAGCAATAGTGGTAAGTGTATTAAGTAATATATTTGGAGGTAAAAACAATGAATGATAGAGCAAAATTTGTAGAAGTAAGTAAAGAACAACAAGATAGAATAGACCTAATTAGAAGTTCATTTTCTAATATGTATGATGTGATAGACCATAATTGCAAACCTAGTAGAGAAACATCACTTGTACTAACAAAATTAGAAGAAGCTCAATTCTGGGCAATAAAAGGAATAACAAGGGAGGGTGTATAAATGAAAATAATGATTAGTCAACCGATGAAAGGTAAAACTGAAGAGCAAATTAGAACTGAAAGAGCAGAATTAGTAAAGAAATTAACAGAAAAGGGACACGAAGTAGTAGATACAATATTTGCAGAAGAAGCACCAAAAGATTGTGATACAGCATTATATTATTTATCAAAATCTATTGAATCAATAGGTAAAGTTGATGCAGTATTGTTTATGAGTGGATGGCAAAATGCAAGAGGTTGTAGAATAGAACATCAAATAGCAATAGAATACGGAAAATGGGTAATGGAGGTTCAGTAATATGGGAAGCAAAGAATTTATTGAAAAGTGTAAAGAAATAGTGAAGGAATATGCAAGAGAGCATTTAGATAAGAGTGATAATATTCCAGAGTTTGAGGTATTTGATGTTTGGTATTGTAAAACATTACAAAACCATAAAGCATTATTAAGTACAACTCTATTCGATGGTATGTATTATGAACTAACATACAATGGAGATAAAAAAGAATTGTATTTCGACGCATATAAAAAATTTGAAAATAAATGTATCAAATTAGAGGAGGTTTAATAATGAAAAACGAAGGAGTCAAGATAAATTTTACAGCAGAAGGAATCCATATAATAACTTCACCAAAAGAAACAGAGTTAAAAGATACTATTTCATTAATGAATAGTACTGATTACAAAGAGAGATTCCAAGCAGAATATTATCAAACTAAAATAAGATATGACAAATTATGCAAAATGTTAATAAAAAACGAAGCAGGAACTTTAGGTTTTAAGCCAACATGCCCAATCGAAGTGTTAGAAGACCAAAAATATAACATGGAACAATACTTAAAATCACTATTGATTAGAGCAGAAATAGAAAAAATCGAATTAAATTAGTTTTCAACAGCTACTAACTATTCTTATAGTTAAAGAGTTGTGAAATAAATTACCTATCTACCAAGAGTAGAAAAGGTTTCTGGTATTGTATAAATACTGGAAGATAAATCTTCTAGTATTATGCAATTCCTGTATATGCTTTCTTAGTTTAACTGGCAAAACAATGCTCTTGTAAAGCATAATAGTAAGTTCGAGTCTTGCAGAAAGCTCCATTAAACATATTATTACCCAAGTGCTAAACTGTAATATCATACAGCTTGGAATTGTTCGATAAGTAGTCAGACATACGAATACGTTTGTAAGGTCGCTTTCTATGTATAGAGATATATGTAGAGGAGAGGTAAAACTCAATAATGGACAATGTGCAGGGTTTATCGCTTAATAAAACACTAGAGTTGTCGTAGCCACAATAGACGGGCTAGTAGTCAATAAGCCTATACCTCATATCTAGCAAATATGAAGCAATGTAGGTAATGCTAAATAAGGCTATTTCTCGTGATGTTCTTGAAAGAGAACTATAAGACATAACTAGGTTAAAGTAGCCCAATACGAGACAATTTACAGAACAATAGGTATTAGATTGGTTAATACATATAAAATTATCTGAATGATGGGTGAAATTTACGAGAAATCAATCTCGTACGAGCTAGAACGGGGCAAGAAGTATAGAGGTCGCAACTTTATGCTCAGACTTGCTCTCTCGGTGGTTAAATAATTAAGAAGATAAACTTACTGTAAGGGGAAACTCTAATAATATGTTTGTATATCGCGGGGTAGTGTAATGGTAGCACAACGGTCTCCTTAGCCGTAAATGGAGTTTCGATTACTCCCTCCGCAACCATTAGATATATTGAACAAGGTAATTACCTGTTTAATGATGAGAGATATTACAATATCTCTCAAGTATATTGAAAAATGGTGTAACTGGTAACACAAGAGGCTTTGAACCTCTAGTCCTTAGTTCGAATCTGAGTTTTCCAGCCAAATAATGACAACCTAATTCAAAAAGTTTGGAGCATTCCTGCTAAGAATTGCGTACCTAATAAGGTATATGGTGCAAGTCCATAGGTTGTCGCCAAGTATAAAATAGAGGAGAGTTATACATGTCAAAATATGAAAGAAGACAAACCATAAAAGAATGGGAACTAGAAAAGGGAATAGAAATAATAAAACCTACGGGCTTCTGGGGACAAAGAAATAAAATATGGAATAGAAAATATAGTGAAAAACTATTTAAGAAATGTGCTAGATTGAGTGAAATAAGATGTAAAACTGATAAGGGACTAAAGTTCTTATGTGGAGGTAATTAAGATGGGATTACACGATAAATCAAATAGAGAAACACGCAAAAGGAAGTATGCAGAACAATTTGCAAAAACACAAGCAAATAAAAAGAGAAAAGCAGAAAAAAGAGCTAGAAAGTTAGGTAAATAATGCATATAGGTACATATATTAAGTTAATATTAATTAAAAAGAATATGACACAACAAGCCTTAGTAGACAGACTAAACGAATTAGGATTAACAAACAATAACGAAATTGTTAGAAAACATACCATATCAGACATAGTAAATGGAAGACTTACAATATCTCCATTTATGGCAAGAAGGCTAGAAATAGCTTTAGATATGCCGAAATATAGCATTGTAAATTTAATAGGCTTGCCAAAAACGGAAATAGGAATGAAAAAGTTGGAGGAAATAGAAGGCAAGATTACGAAAAAACCATACAAGAAATAATAAAACTTCTAAAAACAAACAAAAAAATAGATGAATATTCTTACTATACAATGTGTGAGAGCTTGTATCAGTTGTTATTACAATACTTTGATAGTGGAATTAATAGCCCAGATAGAAAAGATATAGAGCTAAATGCTTGTAAATATGCGATTATATTCTTATTACCAGCAACAGAAAGCCAAATAATAAAGAGTAGTTTAAAGTATCAAGCACAATATTATGGGTTGTATGAAAAAACACTTGCATTTGCTGGGAGAAGGTCTTTAGAACATTTTTTTGACTATATGGAAATGAACAATTCAAAGAAGGTCTTGGCTGGAAGAAGAGGCATTTTAAAGCCTTTCTTATTCTATCTAAATAAAATTACATTTTCAGACCAATTAAAGTATATTATAGCTTCTTACCCACCTAGTGCTGGTAAATCAGTTACATTAACATATTGGACAGCTTGGCTATATGGAATAAGCAGAAACTATTCCGTGATAAGAATGTCTTATTCAGATGACTTAGTAGCAGGATTTAGTAGAAACGTAAGAGAGATTATAACAGACAAGCGATTCAGAGATGTATTTCCAGAATATAGACAGTATGGAGATAATCCATTTGCCACAAAAGAGGTATATAACTGGAAGTTAAAAGACAGTACGGTACCAGCCTCACATATAGCCGTGTCAAGAGATGGACAGGTTACAGGTAAAAGAGCCAATAAAGCAATGATATTTGACGATATGACTAAAGGGGCAGAGGAAGCTACAGATAGTACAGTACATCAAGGGTTATATAATAAATGGACAGGGAACTGGATTAATAGACGTGATGGAGATAGCACAAAATTTGTATTTGCAGGGACAATGTGGTCTCCAGAAGATATTTTAAATAGAATTATACAAGATAGAGAAACAATATCAGAGCTAGTACCAAGTGATAAATTCAAATATGTCTGGGAAAGCAGAGATGGTACAACAGTAGTAATAAGAGTACCTTTACTAGATGAAAATGACGAGACAACTTGCAAAGCAGTAATGACAACAGAAGAAGCAAGACAGTTGAGAGATGTAACAGATGAGTTTCAATGGGCTTGTGTATATCAACAGGATCCAATACCAGCAGAAGGACTTGATTTTGCAGATGACTTATTGAATCACTTTGATGATTTGCCAGTAAATGAAGATGGAACACCAGCATATAGCAATTATTCATTAGCAGTATTAGATACAACTAGGCGTGGTAAAGATAATGTTTCAATGCCGATATGTAAAACAGATGGAAGAATCTACTATATGATAGATGTTATCTTTAAGAAAAAAGCAATGACTGAATTATACGAAGAAATTATTGCGAAAATAGAAGAACATCATATTACTTGGCTAGTAATAGAAAACAATACAGACACATCTTTAAAAGTGCTATTAGATAAAATGCTAGAAGATAGAGAGGTATATTATTGTACCATAACAGAAAAGTACAGTACAGTAAAGAAAGAAAAAAGAATAAAGGACAATCAAGGAACTTTAAGAAAACTAATGTACTTTAAACCTAAAACAAAATACAAACCAAACAGTGATTATGGTCGTTTTATGAAAAATTTAACCACATATAGTTTTGACTACCCTAATAAAAATGATGACGCTCCAGATAGTGGGACATTGTTTGTAACAGAAATTATATTAGAGAGGGGGAAACCTAACAAACCTAAAGCGATAAATAGAAGCTTGTTAGGCATTTAATATGAAGTTAAAGAAAGTAAAAATAGGTTATAAAGAATATGAAATAATAAAGAAAAATGAAGTTATAGAATTACCGAGTGAGTGTTATGGCAAAATTAATTATGATAGAGAAGTAATAGAAATATCAACGAAATTTAGCCAAAAACAGCAAAAACAAACTTTATTACATGAAATAATACATGGAATATTTGAAAAACTTGATATGTATGAACTCGAGAAAGATGAAAAAGTAGTAAATCAATTATCAAAAGAGTTATATATGCTTATTATAGATAATCCTCATATATTTACTATGAAAGATATATAGGAGGTATAAGGAATATTTGTAGTAGTTGTAAATACCAATATAAGTGTATGGAATTTAGGTATGATAATATAATTTTAAAGCGTATGAAAAAAATTACTCGAATTAAAAATAGGGATGGAAATCTTGTTATCTATGTGCAAGAATGCGACAAGTATAAAGAAAGAGAATGGAAAACAAGAAATTTTGAAAAAACTCTTGACAAATAGAAAAAAACTAGTAAGGTTAAAAGTAGGAGTACTATTTTTAATAGTGGGAGTAAGATACAAGAAATTAATAGGTGGAGGGATTAAGTATCTAAACTAATTCATCTCCATTTTAGGAATGGGTTGTATTTCGAGAGCAATCCGTTTGCAACCTAATTCTGTTTATGGAGGCGAGAAAAGGGAACCAAAGGTAGAAAATGTTGAAGAAGAAATAATGTCAGAACCAATTAAAAGTACTGAAATAGGAAATACACCAAAAACAGTACAATATTTTGGCAGAAGAAAACTATTATCTTCATATACCAAGGAAGAAATAAATGAAAAAACATTGGCTCAAATTCTACCAGAAGTTTTAAGAGAACATGAAATTAATGCAGGAGAGATAGATTACTTATACAATTACTATAAAGGAAAACAACCAATTTTAGACAAAAAGAAAACAGTTAGACCAGAGATAAATAACATCACATTGGAAAACCATGCTTTTGAGATTGTAGAATTTAAAAAATCTTATGTGTATGGAGAGCCAGTTAAATATGTTCAAAAAGGCGAAAAAGAAGGAGAAACATTAAATCCAGAAATATCTTTACTTAACAGATTTATGGAGAGTGAAGATAAAGCAAGTTTAGACAAAGAACTTGCCGAGTGGCAGTACATTTGTGGTACTGCTTACAGGTGGGTTGAAGCGGATAGAAAAGGTGAAGAAGATAATGCACCATTTGAATTGTCAGTTCCAGACCCAAGAAGAACATTTGTAGTGTATTCAAATGACATAAAAGGCGACCCTTTATTTTCAGGGTATATAAGCTATTTTGTGGACCATATAATGACTGATGATAAAATACCATTAGTGGTTAAATATAGAGTAGTAACAATATATACAGATACAGATAAATATATATTTAAAGAAGATAATGGAGAATACAAAATAATGCCTCAAAGTATTCCAATTAGTGAAGAAATGGTTAACGCATATCCTTTAGAAATAAAAGGACAAAGAATTATAGAATATCCATTAAATAATTCAAGACTTGGATTAATAGAACTTGTAATGTCGGACTTAGAAGCAATAAACAAAATCAAATCTGCAGATTTAGATGGAATAGATCAATTTATTCAAAGTTTATTAGTATTTGTAAATCAAGAAATAGATTTAGCAACATTTAAGAAATTAGTTGCAAATGGAGCCATACAAGTTGCTTCATCTGACCCAGGAAAACCAGCAGATGTAAAATTATTAACAAATCAGTTAACACATACAGAAACAAAAGTAGTATCAGATGATAGATACGAAAGCTTATTGTCAATTGTAGGTATTCCAAGGCTTAATCACAAAGCAAGTGGAGGGGATACAGGACAAGCTAGACTTTTAGGAGAAGGCTGGACAATGGCAGATGAAAGAGCAAAACAAGATGAACTTTCATTTAAAAAGTCAGAGAGAAAGTTTTTAAAATTAATCTTAAATATTTGCAAGTACAAGACTAAAGATAAAGATGAGCAAATTAAAACATTAAGATTATGTGATATAGATATTAAATTTACAAGAAATAAATCAGACAACTTGTTGGTCAAAACACAAGGATTAATGAATATGATGTCAGCACAAGTTCCACCAGAAGTAGCATTTGTAACGTGTGACTTATTTTCAGATCCTAATGATGTTTACCAAAAAGGGAAAGATTATTTTGGCGAAGACTTTTGGAAAAAAGATTCCAAGTCAACAGAAACCTTAGTTAGTGGGGGTATCACTAACCACACCAATACAAGCACTCACTTGGTAAAAAATGAGGTAGGTGGAGAGAAAGGAAAAGAAGATGGAGAAAGAGGAATTAGTTAAGCTATTATCTAATACTGAACTAGATGATAATGCTAAAGTAGAAGCTATTCAAAAAATGGTTGATACTTCGTACGTACCAGCAACTGTGGTTGCAAATGAAAGAAGAGCTAATAAGGAAGCAATTGCTAATAAAGAAAAAGCTTTTGCTGATTTAACAGCAGAATATGACGAATTTAAAAAGTCAAAAATGACAGAAGAAGAAAAGAAAACATTAGAAGCTAAAGAAAAGGAAAAAGCATATAATGAAGCACTAAAAAAATTAAGTACAGCAACAGCAAAAACAGTATTTGCTAGTGCTGGATTAAAAGAAGAAGATTATTCAGACTTTATTGAGGACATAGTTGGAACAGATGAAGAAAAAACAAGGACTTTAGCTGAAAAGATATGTCAAACAATAACCAAACAAAAAAGTGATATAGAAACAAAAATGAAAGATAGCATTATAAATGGAACTACACCACCACCAGCAGGAAATGCTAGTTTTAGTGCAAAAAGTAAAAAGGACCAATATATACAATTATTGGAAGAAGCTACAAAGAAAAATGATATAAACAACATGGTTTATTATCAAAGACTTGTAGAAGAAGAAATAAAAAAAGAAAATTAAAAAAGGAGAGATTTAAAGGGCAGACAATTTCGCAATGAGTTTTGCAACACCTAACTATTCAGGTGCATTATTTAACAAAGGGAATGAAAGAACACCATTCTTATCAATGATAGCTGGAAAAACAGCTTATTCAAATTCAGTTGAGTTCGTATTAGGACAAGACTACACATCAGAAGAAGGAGATATACCAAATATAAGTGAAAAAGGTTCTTTAACAGCACCAGACGCTACATCAATTACAAGAAGTCAAAATACAAACGTAACACAAATATTCCAAGAATCAATAGGAATATCTTATGCAAAAATGTCTAATATGGGTACTTTATCAGGAGCAAACATAGCAGGACAACAAGCAAATCCAAAAACTGAATTAGACTTCCAAACAGCAAATAAATTAAAGAAAATTGCAAGAAGTCTTGAAAAAACTTGTATTCAAGGAACATACAATAAAGCTAATGCAGATGATAAAGTAAACAAAACAAGAGGTATGGTTGCAGCCATTACAACCAACGTAGTAGCTGCTGCAGGAAAACCACTAGACATTTGGCTAGTAAATGATTTAATGCAAAAAATTTACAATAGTAACGGAGATATAACAAGATTAACTTTAATGGTTGATGGAGTATCTCTAAATCAAGTAAATGCAAGTGCTGTAGAAAATGGATTAACAGTAGCACCAGCTACAAGGAATGAAAACGGAATCCAAATTACAAAATTAATTATGCCTCTAGGAGAAGTAGACTTAATGTTAGGTCAATTCTTACCAGCAGGAACAGCATTACTTGTAAACTTTGATGTAATAAGACCTATTGAACAACCAGTACCAGGTAAAGGTAACTTCTTTAGAGAATTACTTGCTAAAACAGGTGCAGGAGAGAAATATCAAATCTTTGGACAATTCGGTTTAGATTATGCTAACGAATTATATCATGGAAAAATTACTGGATTAGCAACAACATTCACAAAACCACAAGGTAGAAAAGTTGTTTTAGTTAATAATGGAAGTATAAGTGCGTAAGAGGTAAAATATGAAGAGAGTAGTGTTATGTCAGCATTTTTTTAATAAAATAGGTGGAATTGAAACGTTTATTATAAACTTTTGTAAAACATTTTATAAAGAATATGATATAACGCTACTTTGCCGAAATATAGATATTGATAATGCTTTAAAATTAAGTCAGTATGCAGATGTTGTATGCGAACCTACAGATATAGAATGTGATACATTAATAATTACAAGTGTTTTAATAGATAATCAAATGATAGAAAAAGTAAAATATAAAAAAATATATCAAATGGTTCATTCAGACTGGTCTCAAATGAAAAGATTTTGGGACTGGGGAATAAAAAAATATTCTCCAGATACACAATTTATAGCTGTAAGTGAAAGTGCAAGAGATTCACTAAAAAAAGAATATGGTTATGACAGTATAATAATTCCTAATATTCTTATAAAACCTTATGTAAATTCTCAAAAAACTTTGAAGCTATTAAGCTTATGTAGACTTACAAAAGAAAAAGGTTTTGAAAGAATGAAAATACTATGTGATTTATTAGAAGAATTGCATATTCCATATATATGGAATGTATATGGCACAAACGTTTATAATGAACAATCATACAAGAATATGATTATTCAAAAATCAATAACAAAAAATATTGGAGAAGTCATTAAAAATCATGACTATGTTGTTCAATTAAGCGATACAGAAAGCTTTTGTTACACAATGTATGAAAGTTTATTGTTAGGAGTTCCAGTATTAGTAACACCTTTTCCTAATGCAAAGCAAGAAATAAAAGATGGAGAAAATGGTTATATACTTCCATTTGATATGAATATTAGTAAAGATAAAATAAAGCAAATTTATAAAAATATACCCAAAAACGTTAAATATAAACAAGAAGGTGTAAAAGAACAATGGCAAGAGTTATTGAAGTAGAAGTTATAAATCCATATTTTGATATAAAACTTAATAAAGATATGAATGTAGGAGATAGAATCAAAATATCTTCTGACAGATTAAGAGAATTAGAAGAAGCGGGTAAGAAAAATAAGATTCAATTGGTAAAGGTTGTGAAAATAGTAAAAAAGGAGGACTAAACTAGGATTTCAGAAGAAGAACAAATAAAAGAAATGCGTTTAGAGATACTTGAAGATGTAAACAATAATGAAAAAGATGAAATATTCAAGCTAAAATTAAAAAGAGCGAAACAAAGATATTTAAATTTAGTTTACCCTTTTGATAAAGAAATAACAGACTTACCAAATGATAGAGCCAGAGAATGGCAAACAAAATGTGCCATAGAGTTATATAAATTAGCAGGAGATGAAAACTTAACTAGTTGGTCAGAAAATGGAGTTTCTGAAAGCTATGCAAGAGCTGGACTTTCACAAGACTTATTAAATGAATTACCTCCAGCAAAGGCAGGTGTTCCTAGTTGAGCAGAAGAGATTGTCAAAAAAAGGATTTATATGTTGCAAAACTATTAAAAGAGACATTTGATGATTATGGGAACAATATTAATAAATATGATGAACCTAAATATTATGGGAAATTTAATATACAGCCATTAAGTGGAGAAAGTGATGTTGCAGAATATGGAAGTAAAATTTCTAAAATGCAAAGAGTAATTGTTGATTATGACAAATATTTAGGAGAATTTAAAGAGGGCGATGTTGCATATTTGGACAGAACAACACCTACTAATGAGAGCGTTTATGGGGACAAGGCTAATTACAGAATAAGCTCCGTAAGAGAGCAAAATAGAAAAATAGCAATATATTTTGAAAAAATAGAGTGATATAAAGGGGCAAACAAGTTAATGAAGTAAAATTATCTTTATCGGATTTAGATAAAATGATACAAAGATATGAAACTAAAAAAAAGAATATGCCAAAAGTAGCTTTAAGAATTGTAGATAGGCTAGCAGATATAATGATGGAAGATGTTTACCCAGATACAGAAAAAATACCAGCAACAATAAAGGGCAAGGTAGCAGTAGCAGGAATTAGAAACAATGAAGGAAAATGGACATACCATGAATATGGGACAGGCATAATAGGTTCTCAAATACCCCATACAGCAGAAGCATTAGCAAAAGCAGGGTGGAAATATGATGTAAATGGACATGGAGAAAAAGGTTGGTGGTACCCAACTACTGAAAATGACCCTAATCCATATAAATGGACAGATGAGAGTGGAACATTAAGAGCTTGGACAAAAGGTTTGCCAGCAGAAAGAGCTTTCTATGAAGCATTAGAAAGGGCAAGAGAAATGTTCCCAGAGATAGCTGAAGAAGAATTATTGAAAGAAGCAAGGAGTTGATTTAAAGGGCTAGACCAGATGTATACGATGAAATGTATCAATATGCAAAAGAATACATACAAGATAAATCCCAGTATGCCCCAACAGTTCTAAAATCAGCACCTCAAGAAATAAACAAATTTCCGTTAGTAGTAATACCAGAATGTAAATTAATAATTAAAGACGAAACATTAGCACATAAAGAAAAAGAATATCGTTTGATATTCGATATAGAAGTTTATTCGACAGATAAAACTGTTGGAAATAAAAAGGTTGCAAGGCAAAGCATTATAGCTGAGCTAGAAAAATTAATATATGATGTTTTCGAGGGGCACTATCTAATGAAAGTGGCAGAACCTAAACCAACACCAAATATTGACAGAAACGTAGACAGGCTATATATGAGAGTAGAGGCAACAATTAATGAAAAGAAAATTATTTTTAGGAGGTAATTTAAAGGGCAAATGAAAATGTAAAAGCAATAGCAGACATTGGAACAATGTTATATGGAAAAAAGAAAGGTGAAAACTCATTTACAGAGTTAATAGAAATTAAAGATGTACCAGATACTGGTTCAGATCCAGAACAAATTGAAGTAACAACATTAAAAGACAAAAACAAAAGTTATATAGGTGGTAGAGGAGACAACCCAGCACAAAGCTTCTTATATAACTATACAGAGGAAAATTTCCATACTAAGGTAATGCCTTATTGCAATGGAGAAACACACGACTTCTTAGTAAAATTCCCAGATGGAACGGGATATACAATAAGAGGAAATGCGAGAACAAGAATAAATGCAGTATCACAAAATGCACCAATAGAAGCAACATTAACAATAACACCAGAAGCAATAGATTATAAAACATCAGCACAAGTTACAGCATTGTTACCAACAGTAAGTGCATAATTAAAAGGTTTAAATGGAGGTAAATTAGTATGAGTAAATTTATGAAATTAGTAGTTAAAGAAAAAGAATATTTAATAGGTTTTTCTAACAGAGCTTCTGTTTTAAAAGCAGAAAGAGAAGGCTTTATCAAAGCATTAAATTCAATGGATGAAGCACCTGTAGAAGGAACTGCAAAATTATTACATTTTGGTATGTTGGAAAAACAACCTAAAAACACAGTAGAAGAATGTAATCAAATATTAAATGATTATGTATCAGAAAATTCAAACGAAGAAGAAGGCGTAGATATCGGGCAAATATCAAGTTTTATAATGGAACAATATACGGCTTTTTCAGGAGCCCCAGCTGGAAAGAAAAAAATCAAGAAGATAGAAATAGTCGAGATTTAGAAACAGATGGGGATAAGGTGGCAACACTTAAAGAACTGTTTTATAAATATTTAATACCATTAGCAATACAAGTTCGGTATGCCCTTGCAAGAATTTTGGAACGATGAACCAGACTTGCTTTGGACATACCGAAATTTATATATGAGAAAAACAGAAGAAGAAGCAAAATTACAAAAAGAAATTATGAATACAAAAGCTTGGTTACAAGGGTATTATGTTTATATTGCTGTGTGTTCTGCTTTTAGCAAAAATACCCAATATCCAGATAAACCAATAGAACTTGAAGAAAAGACAAAATTAGAAAAAAACAAAGAAGTTGAAAACAAAATAAAACAACAACTTTTAAATGCAAAGTTATTATTAGAGCAAAGGAGAGAAAAAAAGGGCTGATTATAATGCAGATACAATGGAAGAGAAAATACTATTAAATTTCCAAGGAGTAATAGCAGGTATTGACAAAATCAAAAGTTCTGTTAAAGATTTAAAAAGTCAATTAGATAAAATCGGCAAGGATACAGGTATTCCAAAATTAAACAGCCAAATAAAAAAATCTTCTTTTAGCAACACAGTCAAAGGTATTGCAGGATTAGGTACGGCAGTTGTAACTGGTAGAAAGATGATAAAAGTTTTACAGGGTATGACAGATGAAAGCGTAGACTTTGTAGAAACTTCAAATTTATTTAGTGTATCTATGGGTAAAGGACTAAAAGGCTTAAATAGATATTATGAAAAGGCAGTAAGATTTCAAAATGAACTAGAAGAAAAACTAGGTACAAATATTGCAGAAAGTATGAACTACCAAGCTTTATTTAATTCAATGTCAAAATCAATGGGTATAAGTGCAAAATATTCATATATGTTGTCAGAAAACTTTACTAAATTAGGGTATGACTTATCATCTTTATATAACATAGCCCCAGAAAATGCAATGCAAAAATTAAGAGCAGGTTTAGCAGGTCAAACAAAGCCTTTAAGAGACTTAGGCCTTGATATTACACAACAATCATTACAGCCTGTTGTAGATGAATTAGGGTTAGAACGTAGTGTAAAAAATATGTCACAAGCTGAAAAAATGATACTACGTTATATTGCTGTATTAAAACAAGCAAAAATAGCTCAAGGTGATTTTGCAAATACCATGGATAGTCCAGCAAACCAATTAAGAATATTTAATGCCCAAATAGTTGCATTTAAAAGAAATATGGGGAATTTATGGCAAGGGCTTTTAGGAGGAGTATTACCATACATTAATGGAATTATGATGGTAATAAATGAGCTTCTAAAGATGGTTGCTAAATTGTTTGGTTTTAAAGTTTCGGACCAAACAGTAAACCTAAGTGCAAATATAGGAGCAGATGATTTAGCAGATGACCTTGGAACTGCCAGTGGAAAAGCAAAAGAATTAAAAAATCAATTAATGGGATTTGATGAAATTAATAATATATCATTACCAAGTAACTCTAGTAGTGGTTCTGGAGGGGTAAGCGGTGGCATAGACCAACGACTGTTAGATGCAATGCAAGAATATGATAATTTAATGGATAAAGTAAAAGGTAAAGCTACAGATATTAGAGATAAAATAATGGAGTGGTTAGGATTTACTAAGAAAATAAACCCATTAACAAACGAAATAACTTGGGAATATGAAGGAATGAGCAAACAGGCAAAGACTATTTTAGGAGTTTTAAAAACAATAGGGACATTATATCTTGGAACAAAGATATTAAAATTTATTGGCAATATAAAGACCTTAAAAGGAGTACTGAAAGGTACAATTTTACCAACTACAAGTTTTCAAAATGGATTACTTGGAATAAAGAATATGTTATTTAAAACGACACCACGGTGTAGGTAAACACGCAAAAGAAGTTACTAAATTAAATACATCATTTGTAAAAGTTGTTGGTGGCACGGCTGGTTTAATTAAGTCTTGTGATTCAACTTACAATGCTATGAAAGATTTATCAAATGGAACTATCAGTACCAATGAAGCAATGCTTAAACTTTCTGGAGGAATTGCAGGAGCAATAAGTAGTGGAGCGTTAATAGGTTCAACATTTGGACCAGTAGGAACAGTAGTAGGTGCAATAGTTGGAGGTACGTCTGCTATTGTAACTGCACTTATGGGCTATGAATCAGAAGCAGAAAAATCGATAAAAAAAACAGAAACATTTAGAGACTCTATTCAAAAAAGTTATGATTCTATGAAAGAAAGCGACAAGATTATAGATGAAAAAGCAACTGAAATGAATACGGAAGTTGCAAACATAGAAAGATTAAAAGAAAAATTATCAGAACTAGTTGATGAAAATGGAAGAGTAAAAAAAGGATATGAAGAAAGAGCTTCTTTTATCTTAGGGGAGCTAAATGAGGCTTTAGGAACAGAATTTAAGATTGAAGATTTAATAAAGGGAAAATATCAAGAAGTAATTGGAGAAATAGATAAATTAATTCAGAAGAAAAAGACAAATATAATAATGACTGCATTTGAAGACCAATATACAGAAGCCATGAAACAGCAAGCAGAAGCGGTAGAAAGAGTAGGAGAAACTCTTGAAAATTTAAAAAATGCTAAGGATCAAGTATCTAATAGTAAATATGCTGATGAAATAAAAGAATTATATAGCGAATGGGAAAAATTAGATGATACTCAAAAAGAAGCTATAGGTAGTTTTGAAAATTATGCAAAAACAATAAAAGACAAAGCATATTGGTTGGATATAAAAGAGCCTTTTACTAAAAATACAGCTAAGATAATTGAAAATTTATCAAAACAAGACACAGCCTACAGACAAAATGAATCAGTAGTTAACCAGAATACAAGAAAAATAATCAATTATAATAAAGCAATAATGTTATCAGAAGAGGGCAAAACAGATGAGTTAATGCTACTTTTTGATGAACAAAAATATGGGGTTCAAAAAACAAATGGAGAAATAGAAATATCATATAAAAATACCATTGGTGGGATTCAAGAACAAATAAACCGATATAAAGAATATTTAAATGATAAGGATGAAACAACGAGAAAATCTGCTGAACAAGAAATAAAAACGCAAGAAAAACTTTTAGCAGAAGTTAGGGACAAATTGCATCAACAAGCATTGGCAGTTGAAGAAGTTACACCTATAATGGCGGAAGACTGGAGAAAATTAGCTGATACAAGTTTAGAAGAATATAAAAAAGGACTTAGCGGGTTAACTCCAGAAATGCAAAAAAAGATACAAGAGGCAACAGGAATCATTGTTCAAGAGACAAACAATGCAGTACCTAAGGTAGAAAAGGCATCTACAAGTATATCTAACGCTATAACTAAAAATTTGGATGGAACATTTTCAATTAAGTTTGGATTGAATCCAGACTATTCTGGATTGAAAGAAAAGTTAACAAAAGCAAAAAAATTAATGGATAATATGAGTTCAAATCCTATTCTAGGCTCAACATTTAAAAAATACTCATCTAGTATGCAGTCTCTTATCAACGAATTAAATGTAAATGGTTATGAAAGTGGAGGATTTCCAGTAAGTGGAGAAATGTTTTTAGCAAGGGAAAATGGATTGCCAGAAATGGTAGGAAAGATAGGAAATAAAACATCTGTTGCTAATAACGGACAAATTATTGAGGGAATAAAAGCAGGTGTATATGAAGCTGTAATGACTGCAAATGCACAAAATGGCGGAACAAAAGTCCATCTAGATGTAAGAACAGATGAAGGAATAATTGTAAAAAAGGCTACTCAGGGAATTAGAGATTTTGTAGAACAAACAGGAGAATTACCTTTCCCAGTGCCAGTATAAAGGAGTGAAATAGAGGAGTAAGCGATATATATCAGACTTTGTAAGTAAAACTTATGTATCAGGTGATTTAGTTTCAATAGAAGGATACAAACCAGATTTTATAGCAGGTTACGAAATAGAAGAATACGATTTAAGCTTAGAAGCAGGTAGAAATGCAAAAGGTACTATGAGATTAAATTACATTGGAACAAAATATAAAATTATATTAAAGACTACTCCACTATTCCAGTCACAACTAACAGAATTTTATTTGCACATACCAAGAAGGGCAATAAGTGTCACATTCTTTAATCCATATACAGGAGAGAATAAAACAATAAGTGCTTATAGAGGGGATAGAAAAGTATCAATGCTATTTGATATAGATTGTATAGGAAAGTTGTATGATGCAGTAAGTCAGTCATTAATAGAATTGTAGGTGTAAAAAAGGTCAGTAAGTGAAGAATTTAAAAACAAATGTAAATATGATTGTTCAGACGGGATGTTAGGTAAATTTACCATAATAGAAGATAAAGAAGAAGTGACAGAAAGTGACAACTTACAAGAAATTGAATTAGACTCAAATTGTTATGTAAATAATAAATTTATAGGTACAACTGTAGCAAAAAAAGCAACTATAAAAATATTAAATGAAAATGAATATGAGCTAGAGAACAAAAACATAGAAGTTAAATTGGGTATAGAACATTATAATCCTGCTCAAACATATATAGGCAAAAATATTGAAATAAAAAACGCTAAATCAATAAAACCCCAAATTAAAATCAATGGTTCTTCTACTCAAACAACAAGAATTGGAAAAAATTTGTTTAATGGAACATTAAAAGCAGGTTTATTTTTAGCAAGCAATGGCGTAACTTTCGTGCAAAATAACAACTATGTCTGCTCTGAAAAATTTGTAAGTGTTATAAGCGGAGAGACATATTCTGTCTCAAATAAAAATGAAATAGCAGGTATCTATTATGTTTTAGAATATGACGAGAATAAGAATTTTATTAAAGCAAATAACAACAGTGCTATTGCTGCAAGTTTTACCACAATGATTAGTTCTAATTGCTGCTATGTAAGAGTTGAAATAGGCAATTCTTCCGCTGCACCAACAGTTGAAAGTGTAGAAGATTTCCAAATTGAAAAAGGTCCTGCAACGGAATACGAACAATACGGAACAAGCCCTATAGAAAATATAACAGGAGATATAGAGATTAAAGATGTAGGGAAAAATTTAGTAAAACAAATGAATTGGAAACAGTTGCCAAGTGTATCTACAGGCGCAACGGTAACAAGTGTAAATGGGTATGGAACGGATTACATTGCAGTAGATAACACAAAACAATATATTTTTAGCTATCTTGGAACAGCAGGTTCTCGCTATATTGTATATTATGATAAAGACAAAAACTTTTTAGGATATGATACCAACCTACAAATAAATAACTTTGCAAAATGGAGTGAAACAGGTTATGTACGTTTAAGAGTGGATTGTTCTCAAGATTCTGTAACAGATTTTCAATTAGAGATAGGCTTAGAAGCAACAGATTGCGAACCCTACAAATCCCAAGTAGAAACTTTTCCATTAGGAAATCAAAAACTAATGAAAGGAAGTTATCTAGCTGATAATGGAATGCATCACTTAAGAAAACAAACAACTGTAAATATATCAAACTTAGTAACTCTTTCAAATGGTAATAAAGGAGGAGTATTTAGCCCGAGCAGAAAAAAAAGTAGTGTTAATAATGGTTTACTTTGCACAAAAGCAAGAGAAGATAAAACAATAGGCTTTATAACAGGGACTTTTTATGAAAATCCAGCAAGCGTTGTTTTTGTAGGTGATACAAATGATACATTAGAAACGCTAAAAGCAAAATATGATGGAGCAATACTAGAATATGCATTAGCAAAGGAAGAAATAGTACCGTATACTACAGAACAGCAAGAAGCTTGGGAGAAAATTAAAAATTTAATGTTGTTTGAAGGTACTAATAATATTAAAAGTGAAGCGGAATTAACCATTACATTAGGAAAAGAATACATAATAGAAGGCAAATACAAAGTACCAAAACCAGACACAGAAGAAGTATCAGCTCATACAACTTTTACAGGTTATGATAACATGAAGAATTTTGATATTCCTTATGTTGATAATAATACATATCCAAAAAGACTAGATGATTGTTTGGAAAGTTTATGCCAGCAAGTGGGATTAGTATTAGGTAGTAAAACATTTCCCAATAATAGTTATATGATAAAAGGAAATCCTTTTACTAATGGAGAAACTTGCAAAACAGTATTAAGTCATTTAGTACAATTAACTGGTGGTTTTGCAGAAATTGATATGGAAAACGGAAACGTTTATGTAAGAAATTTTGATATAAGTGGCGATGCAGTAGAAACTATTGATGGAAATAATTATGATGAGTTCAAACCTAATAATGTATTTGGACCAGTAAACTCTATAAGAATACAAATGAATAGTGGCGTAGACGGAGAAGAAACTATAAAAGAAGCAGAAGGTGTAACAGATGAGAACAGATGTCAAATAACAATAGCAGATAATTATTATTTGACATCAGCGGAGGAACGACAAGCAGTTATAAATGGTATTTTCAACGCATTAAATGGTCTTACATATCTTCCAATAGAGTTAAGCTATTATGGATATCCTTGGCTTAAATTAGGAAATAAGATAAAAGTAAAAGACAAGAACGATAAAGAATATATAACTTATGTTATGGAACATACTTTAAAATATAATGGAGCGTATTCTGGAATTATTAAAGCGACTGCATTAACAAAAACACAAGTTGCTTATACTGAAACACTATCAATAAAACAGTGGAAAAGAAAGACAGAATTATCTGTAAGTAAAATAGAAGGTAAAATAACTCAATTAACGAAGGAAACAACAGAAAATTCACAAAAATTAACACAGCAAGAGCAAGATATAAATGGATTAAAGACTAAAGTATCTAACATACAAGACTTAACACAAACAACTATTGGCAACAAAACAATAATTTTAAGTAATTGTGCAAAAGGAGATTTGTTAAGTCTAAAAATAAAAGGCAACAATACAGTATTTAAGTATTTATATCCATCAGAGGCATTATATCCAACAGATGACCTATATCCAGCAGGTGATAGTCGAATATTAGTAAATGATATTCAATATGAACTGGGAGTATTAGATACATTAAGACAAAATGGAGAAGTTTACGACGAATTTATTTTGGAGAAGCGGACAAGCAAAAGTTATGCGTAGAATAAATACAGATGGCACAATAAAAGCAAAAGAAACGACTGAAAATTTAGGGGAATTAAGTATTTTATTAAATGAAGGTAACAACACAATTAAAATACTAAATTATAGTGCAGAAATTACAGCAAAATATGTTGTTAAGAGTGATTACACAGAAGCATTTGCTACTAAAGTTGAAATGAATAGTGAGATAAAACAAACTGCGGAATCAATAGATGTATCAGTAAATAAAAAGCTAAAAAATTACAGCACAACAACAGAAATGAATAGTGCGATAAAAGTAAGTACCGATAATATAAATAGTGTAGTAAAAAAGAAGGTAGGAAAAGATGAGATTATTTCAGAAATTAATCAAAGTGCAGAGAATTTAACTATTGATTCTAATAGGATTAATATTAATGGCACGGTTTCTGCAAATGGAAATTTTAAAGTTGATACAGAAGGTAATATGGAATGTAATGATGGAAAATTTAAAGGTAATATTTTCTTAGATAATGGCAAAAAGGTTATTGGTGGAGATGGACTTTTAACCAACTTGCATTTCGAAACAAGTGATATGTATTCTGGATTTAGTATAATTGGTTTTTCTCCAGATTTGGACTACACAGGTTTTAAAAAAAAAGATGCGATGTTATGCGTTACAATACCAGAAAATTTTATTGTAACACAAGCTTATATTTCACTTGATTATAGTGCTATAGATGGCTATGACAACAATAATAGTTCTGTGATAGGCAGACCTAATCAAATTAAACTATATTATTCTAAATCAAAGGCTATTGGAGCTTTAGCATTTGGCTATGGCGGAGGTTATTTTAATGATTGTGCAAATTTACATGGAACACAGATTGTAAGCGGAAGCTTTATTGCAGCAGGAGTAACAGATACAACAGTAACAACAACTGCATTAAAAACATTGAAAACAGCCGATATTAAAAACATTATTAGCCCTGGAAATTATGTCTTTTATGTTGAAACAGCTGCAACAACAAATAGCACTATGGGAAGTGCCTCTAGTTCTACAACAGACGCATTAAGTAAAACTTTTAGAGGAAAATTAATATTAGATATTATAGGATATATGAAATAAAGGAAGGAGAAAAATATGAATCTGATTAAAACAATTTTAACAAAGATT